GCTGTGGCATGACGTGGCCCCGCACGGTCTCGCTCATGCGCTTACCGTCGCTCGCACGCACGACGCAAGCGCCGCGCACCTTGCGGCTCTCGGCCAACGCGTCAAACAGGTCTAGCAGCTCGGAGCGCTCGCCGTCGCGGGCAAGCACGTAGAAGTCACGCGGTGTCATCGTGTCACCATCTTTCGAAGCGCGTTCGTCGCCTCCGTCATGATGTTCCACATGCTGCCATAGAAAGCCGAGGTCAGTCCGCGAGCCTTTGTAAGTTGGTTGACTTCGCTCGAAGGAATCTTTGCTTGTCGTTCCTTGCGGCTACCGATGATGACGCACATCAGGCAAGCGGAGATTAGGTCTTTCAGTTGCCCATCCACTACCTCTGGAGACAAGCGAACGAACTCATCGCAAAGAGAATGCCTGGCAGCCAAAAACGTCGGATGCTTGTTGTTCAAGTATAGCGTTGCCGCAGAGCCAGATCCTGAAAGGTAATACCCGATGTTGTTTCCATTCAGATCTGAGTGATCTTCTGATGGATCCGTCCAGACGACTCTTGGCAAGTCCACTGCGCTTCCGATGTTGCGAGCATTCAACCCGTTTTCTTTCGGATCTGTCATCGGTGGCTTCTTCGGATTTTCTCCTGCAGCTGCATCTTCTGAGCTATCGCCTGGATTTGCTTTGACTCCTGCAAGCGAGTCGTCGACTTGCTCGAGACCATCCTTCGATGCGCGATACCTCGGAGTGTACGCCCATGGCAAGTTTTGCAAGAGCTTGCGCAGATTCTCGGTGTTTTGAGTCTGCATTTTGGCGAACTCTGAATCCATCAGATTCTTGATTTCTTGCGGCATCTTGGCAGCAAATTCGCTCTGCCACTGTTCCTCTGGAAGCTCTTTGCCATCCTTGCGAACCAGCATGGTCCGAGACGCATCCCATTCGACATCGGGCAGCATGACCTCCACGAAAAGCCTGACTTGATTGAAGCCAGCGTGAATGCCGTACTTCTTGATTTGCGCACCATACCGAGATGCCGACATCATCACGCATTCGTTTTGAAAGACAAAAGCAAAGCGACTTTTGGTGATGTAGTATTGGCTGGTGCTGCTGTTGTGCCCTTGGCTTTTGACACCATGTGCGTCTTGCGAACTAATGGACCAGTGAACCATTGCGCCATTGAGTTGCACGGAGCCATGAGAAGAGCACGTCCGGCGATTTGCTTCTTCTGCGAATAGAATGCCTTGCTGACCGGACTGATAATCCTTCAGATAAATCGACACTCCTGGAGATCGATAATATCTCTGAGACAGATAGACCCTTAGCCATCCGGAGGTCTTGTTTTCGTCTGCTGTTAGCGACAAAAAAGTGTTATGACTCGCGTGCTTCCCGAGCACTGTCACGCATGTGCCTTTTGGCTTTTCATTTTTGGAGTGAAACCGATACAATCCAGAATGAAGGTGAGCAACCCTGAAGATGCACATTGATTCGTCGCAAATCGCGCCGCTTGGAATCTGCAACCATGGGCGGTCCTCGTCGATGACGGTTTCGTAATCTTCCTTCAGTCCATACGTTCCGTTCGGGTCTTTCCAGAGCGTCGCCATCATGGCTTCCTTGTCGGTCCACGAGGCATAGCGCAGGCCCATAGGGCTATGATAAAGACCGGCGATCTTCGCTCCGATGCCGAAGTTGTCCAGAGTGGATTGTTTCTGTCCTGAGGAGAACAGCTGGTTCATCATGCTGCCGAACTGAACCGACGTCATGCCGATCCCATTGTCTGCAATCCGAAGGCAAGAAACGCCTCGTGTTTGCCGTTCGTGTGCATCTTCGTCGATTTCCACTCGAAGCTTGCCAGCCATCTCGGGCTCAACAGCGAGCCTGTTTTTGCATGCTTGGATCGCGTTGTGAACGAGCTCTCGCACGAGCTGTTCTGGCGACGTCTGCTGGCCAAACTTTTCGACCATGAATGCAATCGCGGTTGCGCTGTCATTCACTGATAGCTGCTGTGTCATGTGCGTTCCCCTTGGTCTTGCTCTGTTCCCTTGTCTGCGACCTCTGCGAGCGTCGTGTATGCGCTCTCCTTGACACATCCCATCTCCTTGAGGTGCGCCATCACCTGTCGCTCGACCTTTGCGCCACCTACGCGCTTGATGGCCGCGGCGCTCGTCGAGAACTCCAGCGCGGCCTGTAGCTGCTGGGCGTTGAGATAGGCCACGGCCTCGGGCGTCAGGTCGCCCACGGTGGTGCGTGCGCGCTCCTGCACCACGAGGCGCTTGCCGCTGCTGAGCGGGATCGGCGCTCGTGATGCCATCTCGCGAATGCGCTCGCGGGCGAGCTTGAGGGCCTTCTCGAGCGCCGGCATCAACTCGTGAATGCGCGCGGCGTCCTCGGCGGTGGCGATGCTCGTGGCCACGCTTTCGACGTCGCGCACGGCCAAGGCGGTAGCGCTGCACTTGCCCAGGATGTTGCAGCGCTTGCACCACTCGCCAGGCACGGGTGGCGTAGGCGCGCCGCTGGTGGTCTCATGGATACGTCGCAGCACCTCGGCGGTGCTGTCGAGGTCCCAGCACTCCCACGAGGCCGACACCTCGCGCACGCCGCGCTCGTCTACGTAGAGCAGCGAGCCCGAGGCGCTATCAGCGCCCACGAGCTTGGCTACCGCCATCGCGGCGAACTGCACCTGCAGCCCCGGCGTAGCGTCGCGCTGCCACGTGCCGGTTTTCCAGTCGGCGACGTGCACCTGTCCAGGGCGCACGCACACGAGGTCGATGATCCCGATGAGCTCGCCCGGCTTGGCCTGGTTGGCCTGCCGGTGCGTGTACTTGTCGATCAGGCGCACAGTGCGCTTGCCGACGTGGTACGCCACCGCGACCTCGGCGAACATGAGCCAGCCCTCGGCGGCGTATGCGTTGATGCGGTCGAACGCGCTGCGCGCCGTAGCACCCAGGCGTCGCACGTCGTCTCGGCCTAGCTCGTATTTGCTCGCGAGCTTGACGAGGTCGACCTCGCCGCAGCCAACAGCCAACTCGGCGGCCTCGTGCACGGCGTTGCCAAAGGCAAACACCGCCGGATCGTCTGGGCGCGACCACGGGATGCCGCTTGTCCATGGGTGAGCGCACTTGGCTGCGAGGTCGAAGCTCGAGGCTGTCGGGAGCTTCACGCCTGCACCTCGGCGATGCGCTTCTCTGCGTTCTTGTAGGCGGCGCCGAGGCTCGCGATCTGCTCGCGAGTGCACGACGGCTTGATCGCCACTAGCTGCTCGCGCACGAGCGCTAGCTCCTCGGCGTTCGACACGAGCGTAAGGTCGTGGAGCAGCCCGAGCACCGGCGAGAACGTGTCGGCGTCGTCGGCCTCCTCCACGGCCTCCACGAGCTGCGGGGCCTGCTGCTGAGCCTGAGGCGCAGGGCGAGGCGCCGGGCGCTGCTGCGCGGCCTGTGGCGCGGCCTGTGGCGCGGCCTGTGGCGCGGCCTGTGGCGCCGGGCGGGCGTTGTCCGCCTGCGCCATCTCCTCGGCGGTGTACAAGCCCGAGAGCTCGTGCGGGAACGCCTTGCGCAAGGCCAGGGCCTCGGCCACCTTCGCGATCATGAGGTCGGGCATCTGCGCCCAGAAGCGCGTGGGCGCTCCCTCTTTGCTCGTCTGCACGTAGCTCGAGAACCGAGCCACGGCCCACAGCGGCTCGCGGAAGTCCGAGCGCAGCACGCCCACCTTGGCCGCAGCGGGCGGCTCGTCGCTGAGCCACACGTCGCGCCAGGCGCCATCCTTGCCGCACCAGAACGGGCCGAGCTGCCCCTGATACTTGCCCGTGCGGTCGGCGACGAGGCGGAACCCGTCGATGCCCACCTGGATCGACATGACCTCGCGTCGCTCGCGCGAGTCCCAGCGCTTGACGGCGTAGATTTGGCGCGCGAAGGGGTCTAGCCCCGTGCGCTTGCACTGCTCCACGAACAGGGTCAGCTCGTCGTCGGTGCTGCCCTTCGCGATGGTGCGCTTGATCAGGTCGATTTGTGCGGTGTCGAAACGGCTGTTGGTTGTGACGAGGTTGGACATACGCGAACCTCTAGCGCTCGACCCCTCGCGTGTCAAGTCTCTCGCGATGCTTGACACGTCACAGTCGCCGCGCTAGGGGCTATCTCATGGCCGAAGTAGGCGACATCATCAGGCAACTGCGGCAAGATCGCAGCATGACGCAGGAGGACTTGGCCGCACGCGCTGGGCTCAAGTTCTCACTGATTCGCAGCATCGAAAGCGGGCGCAACCAGCTCACGTCGTACGCGACGCGAGCGGCGCTGAGCAAGGCGTTCGATCTGCCGCTCGTCGAGCTCGCGCGTCTGCTCGACGGACCTGCGCCACCGGTCGATATCACCGCGACATGAAGCGCGCGCCGCCGTCGATCGCCGATCTCGTGTTGCGGTCGGAGGTGCTAGACGCCATGGCAAATGGCGCCTGGTACAACGCCGTTTCGCTGCACGAAAAGTTGCCGCACGTCTCGCCTCGCGAGCTGTCGCGCATCTTGATCAAGCTCGTGCGGCTCGAGGTCTTGCATCGGCGCATCCCACAAGATGGTGCCACCGAGTACCGGCGCAGGGTGCTCGAGGAGCACAGGCGAGCCAAGGTGGCGCTCAAGATGCTCGTCGGGTGGAACTTGCGTGGCGATGAGATCCGCCGTCACGACTGCCGCCATGAGACCCAGTGCGTGTGCGATGTCGCGGCTGTGATGCCGGATGCGCTGTGGTGCGAATGCCCAGAGCAGTGCGAGTACTTCGAGCAAGTGCCGCCGCATGCTCGCGTGCTCCATGCCCAGTCGCTGCTGTCGAGCGCGATCAACATGATCGGCGATGCAGACGAGGAGGTAGTCGTCAAGGCACCGTACAGAGACCATCGCACGCGAGAGCAAAAGCGCGAAGCCGATCGCATCAGACGCGAGAAGCACCGTGCACTGATCGAAGCAAAGAAGGCCGCGAGATGTTCATAACACCGATGATCCTAAAACCTCGCAAAAAGAGCGTCGAGATGCTTGTGCTAGGTATTGACGCGGGCAAACACCTCGGTCTCGCCGTGGTGCATCGTGACGCCTCGGGTCGGCTCTCGTGCAGGTATGCGCAGGCTGTCGAGGTGCGCAACCCGTGGTCGGTTGACTGGTGCGACGCAGTCACGAGGCCGATCTACGATTCGCGCGCCATCTGGGAGGACATGCGGCAGATGGGCGCCGTCGTCGAGGTGCCGAAGGGGACATACCCAGGCAAGGCATCGTCAAGCGCGCTGACGCGTGCACTTACCGAGGCGAGCGTGGTAGGCATGGTGTTGGCCAAGCACTTCGAGCTAGAGGATGATGCCATCGTCACAGCCGCGCAGGTGCGTCGCATGTTTTGCGGCTCGCCAACGGCCAACGACGCGCAGGTCAAACTTGCGCTCCATCGCATGGGAATCACCATGCCAATGGGCGCAGACAACAGCCACACGCGAGACGCTGCCCTCGCTGCGGTTTTCTACATGAGGCGGCTCAGCAAAGGGACAGGGAACACATGAGCACGAACGAACCGACCATCACCATCGACGAACTCGACCGCGCGCTGACCAAGTGCGAGGACGACGTCATCCTGCAGCGCGATCGCGTCGACGCGCACGACCGCGAGCTCGCGACGCTTCACGAGCGGTGCGCCAAGCTCGAGGAGATCGTGTCCGTCTTGCGCGCCACGGTGCGCAGCATCGACGAGTCGTTGCCGCAGCTCACGCGCTCTCACGCGCCGGCGCCGGTGTTCGAGCCCGAGGGCGACGACGTGGTGGAGCCCGAGGGCGATGGCGTCATCGAGCCAGAGCGAACGCGCATCATCGCTGCTCCACGCGCGCCACGCGCACCCAAGGCAAGCGGAGGCAAGATCACCGACGTGCTCGGGGTGCGCATCATGGACGCCGTGCGCGATAGCCAGCTCGGCACCGTTTTTACGCGCAGCAAGGTGATCGACCTCTTCGCGTGCCCGCCGCCGCATGCCACGCGCGCTCTCGGCGACCTCGTCGAGGCTGGCAAGCTCAAGCTCGAAGGCGTCAAGGGCGGGGCCAAGTACATCGTGGTCGCGGCATGAAACGTCGCAACCGCCACGTCACGCACGAGAGCAGGGCGAACGGGCCGAAGGTCGTCGAGACCGATGCGCGCTCGCCCATGCTGCCGATGTACAGCGCCGCCGAGCTAGCGGTGCGAGACCCGCGCCGGCTGTCGTGCGTGTACGAGGCGGCGTGCGTGGACGTGGTGGCCAAGACCAGCCCCAACGCCCTCGCGGCTGAGTGCCCCGAGGGCTGCGCCTTGCAGCGCGAGCCTGACCCGAACGTGCGGGCCTACCATGCGAGCATGAGTGGACGCACGAACGGCGTCGAGGTGCGATCCGAGCACAAGTCACACGACTCTGACTCGCAGCGGAGGTCTTATGCTCACCGTGTACATAGCCGCAGCTAGCGCAGAGCGTGACCGCGCTCGAGCTGCCATCCAGCTCGTGGCAAGCACGCCAGGCATGTGCGTAGCGCTCGACTGGGTGCGCGAGATGGACGAGTCGCCGCACGAGCTCAAGCTGCCGTGGGAGCGCCAAGCCGATATTGCGGCGCGGTGCCTCGCGGCGGCTCGCAAGTGCGACGTGCTGTGGTTCTTGGTGCCAGAGCTACCCAGCCGCGGGGCATGGATAGAGCTCGGCGCTGCGATGGCTACGGGGTTCGTGCGCATCATCGCGAGCGGGCGACACACCACTGCGTTCCTCGCGCATGAGCGCATCGACGAGCGCTACCCCGACGACCTGCGAGCGTTCGAGCGGCTGAGGGCGTTGCGATGAGCTGGGTGGTCATCGGCGTGGCGCTGCTCGTGGCCGTGGGATGGCTCTGGCTTGCCATGGTGGGCACCGAGCGCAGCGACCAAGAGTGGCGCGTGCGCGAAGCCGAGGCCGACGAGCACGAGGCGCGACTGGAGCTCGAGGAGGCGCAGCGGCGAACTCGTGCCGAGCGTGCGAAGCTCGAGCGCATGCGGTCGCTCTTGTGATCCACGAGTTTCGCCGCCCGTTGCCGGTGGTGGTCGAGGGCACGCGCGACGGCTACGCGCTGTACGTCGAGTCGTCGGGCATGTGGGAAAATGATGTCTGGTGCGTCGTGCTCTGCGACGGCGGCATCGTCAGGCACTACACCACGAGTCAAATCCGCGTGCATCTCAACGCCACGTTCGGGATTCGCCGCGAGTAATTTGGCCCCGCGTGGGGCGGCTAGGTACTGTCGGCGGCATGAACAACCGCCGTAACATTCGCCGCTCCGCTCTGCCTGCCAAGCCCGTACAGCCCACGTCGCTTAGCGCCTCCGAGATAGCCGAGGCGCTGGCCGGTGGCGTGCTCGTGTTCGCGTCTTGGCTGGCGTGGTGGTTCCTGCTTCCATGAAAACTGCTGACAGTTGACGGCGCGCTAGCGCGACTGTTGACAGCGTGTGCCGAATATGCTAGGTGGTCATGCATGCGGCACCACATCAAAAGAGACGAGTTGTCACAGTCCTTGGCAGACGAGATCCGGCAAGCCATCAGGCGAAGCGGAATCAAGCCGGTGGCGGACGCTGTGGGCGTGTCGCGGCATGGTCTGATGACGGTGCTTGCTGGCATGAGCACGCCAGCTCACACGCTGCTCGTGGCCACGCGGTGGGAAACGAACCGAGAGCACATCTTGGCAACGCTTCCTGTCACCAGGGGCAAGTCCAACAGGCCCGACGACGAGACGGCTCACTACCGATGCGAGGTGTGACATGGCATGGGCCAAGCTCTGCGACTCGGCCTTGACCCATCCGAAGCTGTGGGGGCTTCCCGATGATGCGTTCGCGTTCTGGATTCGAGCCATCCTCTACGCAAGCGCACACTTGACCGATGGCCTGCTCGACGACCGGGCCATGCGCTTCCTGCGACCCAAGAAGAAGGTGCTCGAGCTGCTGTTCCGAGAGCAACTGCTCGACAAAAAACCAGACGGAACGATCGAAATTCATGATTTCCTCGACTACAATCCGACGAGGAAGCAGGTGCTGGCCGAGCGCGAGCGAGCGCGAGAGCGGATGAAGCGCCCGAAGAACGCAAGTGTCGAGAATCATTCAGAACAGGGGTCGAATTTCGGGCGAAATTCTGCCGAAGCACCCACCGAAGTTCACCCCGAAGCACACCCCGAAGCGCGGGCGAATTTCGAGCGCACTTCGCCTTCCCCGGCCCGGCCCGACCCGGCCCGTCCAGATCTCTCCCCTCTGAAAGAAAATTCTCCACCCCGCCCGCCCGTCGCCTCTTCGCGTGCGCACGCACGTGCGCAGGCGCGCGAGGCTCCTCCGCCAGAGCCCAAGCCACAGCCGCAACCAGCGCAGAAGGCGGGCGGGCAGGCGGCCGCGGGCGACCTTGAGGCAGAGCTCCGAAGGCTGCTCGAGGCCGACCGGTACTACCAGGGCCTCACGGGCACCAACGCCCAGGAGCTAGCGCAGCGGCTGGCATTCCACGCCGATGCCAAGAAGCCCGCGCACGTCATCGCCGCCGTGCGCCGCGCGCTCGACCTGGCAGCGTCGAGCTCGTACAACGCCGCCACCACGAACAAGACCATCCTGGCCTTTGCGCAGCGCGCCAGCGAGGCCGACGCCGCCCAGAGCCTACCCGCTCGCCCTGGCAGACCTGGCCTCGCAGCTGCCGAGCCTCGGCCCATCACGACCAAGGCCACCGGCATGCCCGAGATCAAGGTCACCGAGGAGGACCGCAGGCAAACCGAAGAGATGTTTCGGTTTCGTCGAGCCTGCGGGTGGACCCCTCTACAGCCTTGGCCTCTGCCCGCCATGGTGGCCGCAGGGTGGGCCGAGGGCATGCCGTGGCCCCTACCATCCCAGAGCGGCGACAAAGCCTCGCCACGCCCCCTTAGCGGCCCGGCAACGGCCAACGGCAAGGCGGTAGCCCGTGAAGCATCGTGAGCAGAGGCAGGCGCCCAAGCTCGTCGCCATCGCTGGGCGGTCGCCACCGAGCGACCTGGACGCCGAGGCGGCGGTGCTCTCGGCCATCATCCTCGACCCGGCGCGGCTCGACAGCGTCTTGCATATCCTGCCCAAGCCCGAGATGTTTTTCTCGTGGGCAAACCAGCGAATCTACGAGTCGCTGCTCGAGATCGACCAGGCCCGCCAGCGCATCGACAGCATCGCGCTCGCCTCGCGGCTGCAGGCTAAGGACCAGCTGCACGAGGTCGGAGGCGCCGCGTACATCATCCAGATCCTCGACGCCACGCCAGTTGTGGCTCACGCCGAGGACCATGCGCGCATCGTGCGCGACCTCCACAGCCGACGCCTACTCGTGCTCGAGTGCCAGCGCCTCGTGGCCGAGGGCTACGGCGACGTGCCCAACGTGCCCGAGTGGATGTCCAACGCGGCGCAGCGCGTCGCGCAGATCGCCGACAACAACACCGAACGCACCGACGACAGCCTAGCCGCGCACCTCCAGACCGCCTGGCGCGAGCTCGAGGCCGCACAGCAGCACGGTCGCGCTACCAACCGCGTCGCCACCGGCCACACCCAGCTCGACGTGGTGCTTAGCGGCGGCTACGCCCCATCGACCCTCACCGTGCTCGCCGCCCGCCCAGGCATGGGCAAGACCTCCCTGGCCATGCAACACGCCCTCGCCTGCGCCCGCGCTGGCCTTGACACGCTCGTGTTTTCGCTCGAGATGCCAGCCGACCAGATCGCCCTGCGAATCAACTGCACCGACGCGAGCGTCAACAGCCAGCTCGTGCAGGTCGGCCGATGCCCCACGCATGACTACCAGTCGCTGGCCGCCAGCGCCTCGAACATGTCGAAGCTGCGCCTGTGGATCGACGACCGCGGCACCATCACCACCGCCGAGATCCGCAGCCGCGTTCGACGCCAGCAGCGCGACGCCATCACCGCAGGCCGCGAGCTCGGCCTCGTCGTGGTCGACTACCTGCAGCTTGTCACAGGCCGCGGCGACTCGCGCGAGCAGGAGATCTCCTCCATCTCCCGCGACCTCAAGGCCATCGCCAAAGAGTTCCAGGTCGCCGTGCTCGCCCTCTCCCAGCTCTCGCGCTCCGTCGAGTCCCGAGCCGACAAGCGCCCGCTCCTCTCCGACCTCCGCGAGTCAGGCGCCATTGAGCAGGACGCCGACAACGTGATCTTCATCTACCGCGAGGACTACTACTCGACCGGCGACGACAAGCCCAAGACCCACATGGCCGAGGTCATCGTCGCCAAGCACCGTGCAGGGAGCACCGGCAAGGTGCCCCTGCGCTGGACCGGGCACTCCACGCGCTTCGACAACCTCGACCCGTCCGACCATCCATGATCTGCAGGGGGGGGAAGCACCAGAGCGCTACCAGAGACCGCGCGCGTAGCCTCGCCCCGGTTCGGGCATCGTGTCAAGATGGTAAGTTATTGACCAGCTAGAAGGGACATAAGCTAGTGGCAGCTAAACACTCGAAAGAACAGAGGAAAATAGGGGGGAAGAAATCTTCAACGCCCGCCCTAGGTTCGCGCGCGCGCGCGGCTACCGAGGTCGAGCCCGAGCACATCGCCGCGATGTTCGACGCGCCGATCGGTCCGACGAACCCCAACGGCAACACGGAAGTGACCGAGGAGTGTCCGCCGACGCGAGAGGACCGCGTGCGCGCGATTATGGCCATGATGCCTCACTCGTGGGTGCGTGGCCGAACTGGCCTAGAGCTCGGCGCGCGTTGGGGCCTCAGCGACAAAGCCATGGAGAGCTTGGCCGCGGAGGCGTGGCGCCGCGTGCGAGCGCAAGACCCGAGCTACGTGCGAGACCGCCTGGCCACCGCGCTCGAGGAGAGCGTGCAGGAGGTGCGCGACAGCGACGAGGCACCTACGGCCAAGGCCAAGGCCATCGCCGTGGTCACGGGCGCATGGGCCCCGCTAGTGGGCGCCAACGCTGCGCAGAAGGTCGAGGTCACGCAGGTAGCGCCGCCAGGGCTGCCGCCAGAGGTGGCCGACGCATGGGGCAAGACCGACGACATGAGCCGCCGCAGGGTGCACCGGCACGTGCTGCTCGAGGCGCTTGCCGCGCTCGACGAGTGGCCGCACGATGAGCGAACCGAGGCACTGCGCGACGTGCGCTCTGCGCTCGCGAAACTAGAGGGCACCGTGGTAGAGGGCGCGAAGCCATGAGCAACGATGACTACTGGTGCAAGGTTGGCGACATCGTCATCCGTGCCGACCGCTCAGGATACGTAGGCAAGGTCGTGCGCCTCGATGACACCCACGTGCAGCACGAATGCCAGCGCACCGGGAGGATTTATACCAAGGACCGCGTGGGGTTTTACATGCGATACATGTTCCCGACTGTTCGCACGACAGAGCGCAAGTCATGACTGACCCGGCGAGACTGCTCGAGCTGGGCGACCTCATCCGGCGCAAGACGTGGGAGCCACCAGCACCACGGCACTACACCGCGCTCGTGTTCTCCATCACCGAGATCCGTGAGCGCGAGCAGGGCAGACAGTACGTGGCCGAGGCCGGGAACCTCGTGGCCATCATCGACGACGACCAGCTGCCCGAGTGGCAGCGTCTTGTGGTAGCAGATTGAGAAAGGGATCAACATGAACGATGTGCAAGTAGGGGATACGTTTTGGCTTCGTGCGATGCCTGGGTTTGCCTGGGAGGTCGTAGACATCGCAGGCTCGACACCCGAGGGGCCGATCGCGCTGCTCCGTAGCGGCGAGATGCGTGCCTACGAGAACCGAGATCGACTGCTCGACGACCGAGGCTCATGGCTCCGCGCTGAGCACGTGCGCGAGACGCTGTGACGCCTCGCCTGTCGCTGCACATCCTCGATGAGGAGGGGCGCATCGCAGCGATAGAACTCGCGGTGTCGACCGCGGATGTCATCGTCGGCGACGCCTCCACCACGAGGCAAGTCGCCATCCGGCTCTACAGCGCCACGGGCGAGCTCCGCGGCACGTTCGTGCTCACGGGCGACACCGCGGGCGACATCGCCATGCTGCTGCTCGCTGCCTCTCGCGACACGGGCGACGTCGCCGCCGACGCCATCCTCAAGGTGCTTCGCGTGTATGGCGAGAAGCTAGCGGCGCTGCGAGCAAGCAAGCAAAGCGGAGGCGTCAACTAGCCATGCGACCGAAGCCGCGGCCCATCGCTAACGACGACCTCACCTGGTACTGGCAGCAGTCGGCCAGCGAGATGGGCATCGCCAGCAGCTGGGGCCCGATGGTGTCAGCCGCTCAGGGCGCGTTCGGTGGCAGCGCAGCCAAGCCCGACCAGCGCATGACCGACGCGCACATGCGCGCGACAGCACGGCACCGAGCCATCCGCAAGCGGCTCGACGCTCTGACGACCGAGCACGCTAGCGCGCTGTGGCACGTCTACGGAGGCGCAAACGCACCACCGCAGACCGTGGCTCACCTGGGTCAGCTCGCCAACCTGGCCGCGCACATGCCAGCCACGCGCGAGGCGTACGAAGCAGACCAGCGCAAGGCCAAGGCGCCCAAGCTGAGCATCAAGGCTTGGCTCGCCCTGTCCTGCAGCTCGCAGCACCCGGCGCTCGCCAACATCATCACGCAAACAATCGAGGCCTTCATGGCCGCAAGTGAAGCATGGAAAGGGACACGACATGGCTGAGGGAATGAACAAGGTCATCGTGATGGGCAACCTCGGGCAAGACCCCGAGCTGCGCAGCACGCAAGGCGGCGCGAGCGTGATGACGCTGTCGCTCGCCATCAATGAGAGCTACCTCGACGCAAACAAGGAGCGCCAGCAACGCACCGAATGGGTGCGCGTCGTGGTGTGGGGCAAGCGCGCCGAAGGGCTCGCACGCATCCTGCGCAAGGGCTCCACCGTCATCGTCGAGGGCGCGCTGCGCACCACGAGCTACGACGACAAGAAAACCGGCGAGAAACGCTACAAGACCGAGGTGCACGCCAGCCAGGTCTACCTCGCAGGCCGAGGGCCAGAGAGCGAGCATGGAGCACGCGGCAACGGCAGCCACGGCGGTGGAGCTCGACGAGCACAGCCGCAGGTCGCGGACTACTCGCCCGAGGGAGGCGTCGATGAACTCCCGTTCTAAGATGCACCTCATCTCCGAGTACTGGCAGGTGATCTACTACGTGAACGGCGAGCGCCGCGGGCCCATCGGCGACAAGACCGCTATCACGCCGACCACGCAGTTCGGCTCGCGAGGCGCCGCACGCTTCCGAGCTCGCGCGCTACGCCAAGAATCGCCCAAGACCATCACCTACAAGGTGGTGCACATCCGGCGTTACCGAGCCGCCAAGCCATGAAAGATGCGCTCTCGCGTCTCGACGACCTAGAGGCCCGCGTGGCGCAGCTCGAAGGCGCGATCGAGCACGGCTGGGTCTCATCGTGGGCGCGCATCGCCGCGCAGCTCGGCGACATCACCCCGCAGAACGCACGGCAGCTTGCGCTCCGCAAGCGCGACCCGCTGCCGGTGTTCTTCGACCTCGCCCACAACGAAGTGCGCGCGCACACCAATGCGCTGCGCGAGTGGCGCATGCGGCAGATGTTGCCATACCAGTCGGCGCGGATGGTCAAACGATGATCTCGGCCTCGCAGCTCGCGCATGCCTACGTTGGTCGACCTGCCGTCGAGGGCTGCGCCGCACACGAGGCAGAGCCGTGCGCGGTGTGCGGTGGTGAGAGCACGCGCGGCAAGCCCGTGTGGGAGTTCATCGGCTCATCACTGACTGACCAGACGTCGTTTGGCTCGCCGCACTCGGACCACGTATGCGAGGCATGCGTGTACGTGCGCGCTCGGTTTTCGCCAGTCGTGGGCCGAGAGCCAAAGCCGTGCGATCGATGCAACGGCACCGGGGTTGAGCCATCGCAAGCGCAGGCTCGCAAGGGCAACCGAGGGCACCGCGAGCCTGGGCAGCCATGCGCCAAGTGCAACGGTACATGCCGCAAGGAAAGCGCAGGCAGGTGGAGCAACTTCACGCACCTGTACGACGGGCACACGCTCGACAACGCGACCAAGGGCGAGAAGCCCAAGATCCTGGCCTTCTTGCGCCGCATGGCAACGTCGAGCCCGCTCGAGCCGTGCACATGGTTCGCTGCCATCTCCGACACCGGCCAGAAGCACGTGCTGCCGTACACGCCAATCAACATGCGTCGAGGCAGCGGGCGCGTGCGCTTCGAGGAGTCCGAGGTGTTCATCCCACCGGCGTCATCTCGGCTTTGGAGCTTGGTCGGCGACATGACCGAGCTCCTGACCGCGGGCGCCACGAAAGAGGAGCTGCAGCGCGGCGCGTACACCTCGCACGCATACCAGCGATGCCGTGAGCGCATCGAACACTTCGAGCGCGACTGGAGCTACGCAAGATCGCTTGCGTGGTTTGCGCTCTGTCTGTGGCTCGCGCAACGCGACGAGGAGACCGTCGCCGCGCGCATGATTGAAGAGAAGGGGAAACGCAGTGAGTCTAAGCGAGCAACACGCAGACAAAGCGCGCACCGCGCTGGTTGAGTTTATCCTCGCAGCGCGCCGCCGTTACTTGCGCACCTACGGCGCCGCGGTAGTGCTCAAGCACTGGGAGCAGCTACAGGGGCGCATCTTGAGTGCAGCTCGACGCTGCGGCACGGTCGACGAATGGACCACGGCTGTGCTGCGCGGGCTGCAGCTGCCCACGACGCTCGACAAGCTGGGCGCGCAAACGCTGTGGGACTTATCCAAGGTCGCGCGCGACCACGGCGACCGCGAAGTGCTCGACCTGGTCGAGCGAGAGACAGGGCTACTCATGGCCATGGCGCGACTCATCACCGAGACGCGCGCAGAGGAACGCAGGGCACACGAAGGGGAGATTGACGATGTCTGACAAGACCAGCAAGACCAGCATGCAACGCCACCGCTACGACTTCGTGCTCGAGGCTGCACAGCCCATCGCGCACCACGCCGAATCCATCGGAAACGAGGCCGTCATCATGCGCCGCAAGGTGCGCCGCGCAGATGGCCGCTTCTCGCTCGTGCCCATCGTGACCGCCGACACGATGCGCCACGGCATGCGCGAGGCTGCGGCGTACATGTTTCTCGACGCCGCAGGGCTGCTCGAGCGCAACACGCTGAACGAGGCCGCGTTGCGTCTGCTCTTTGCGGGCGGCATGATCAAGGGCCGCGGATCGGATGGAGCCGTCGTGCGCCTCGACGAGTACCGCAAGCTCTGCGAGCTCGTGCCAGCGCTTGAGCTATTCGGCGGATGCGCACAGAACCGCATGATTCCAGGCATGCTCGAGGTGGACGATGCCACTGTTATCTGCGACGAGACGGCGCGCTTCGTGCCCGAGCACGTCATGGCGTACGTGCGCGAGACCGGCGCCCATATCGCCACCGCTCGCGAGCACGTCGAGGAGGTGCAGCGCGTGCGCATGGACCCGATGCTACGGCCATCGCTGCGTGAGCTCACGACTGGCGAGGACCAAGTCAAGATGCTGGGCAAGCTTGCAGACAGCGAAGCGGCTAGCGAGAGCGACGACGCCGCTGCACGAGGCAGGAGCAAGAGCGCCATGATGCCGCGCCGATACGAGCGCATCGCGCAAGGGTCGCTCTTCTACTGGGGGTGCCAGGCCACCGTGTATAGCGCGCTTGCGCTTGACACGTTCCGGCTGGCCGCGGTGGGCTTCTTGTCTCGCGCTCGCGTCGGTGGCAAGCGCGGCACAGGCCACGGCGAGGTGCGCCCGGTCAAGGCGTGGGACATCGAGCTGGCGAGACCAGCGGACGCGCTGTTGCCCATCGCACCAGCTGAGCTAGCGCCGCGCGTGGGCGAGCTCTTTCGCGCGCACGTCGCGGAGCGCAAGACCGAGATCCGAAGCTTCCTCGGGCAGGTGGAGGCATGAGGCCGCTTGAAGTCGTCGCAACGCTGCGAGGCGCTGTGGCGCTGCCAAACGGACCGCTTGCGCTCGATGGGCTGCTTGCCGCAGCTGTGGCCATGGAGCAGGGCATTTACAACGCGCCGCTCGAAACCGAGCTCAAGCATGTCGATATCCCAGTCGCATGGCATGACTCGCGGCGCTTTCACCTCGCCAGCGTCGGACACTGCGAGGTCGAAGAGTCAGAGCAGCGGTGGATCAACCGGCGCTTTCCACAGCAAGAGGCGCAAACGCTTGGCGAGGAGCGCTTTCGCTCGTATCGCATCGACGCAGGCGCGGCGCGCTCGTACCGGCTGCCGCTGCGCACGTTTCACGCTGCAGGTGACCGCATGACCTGGTGGTGCGTCGGCGACCGAGACGAGGTGTGGCGGTTGCTGCAGCTCATCTCATACGTTGGCAAAAAGCGCGCGACCGGATGCGGGCGAGTCATCGCGTGGGCCGTGCGTGAGATGCGCGACGACGAGCTGTGGCCTGGCTTTCCAGTGCTGCGAGATGGCATGCCGATGCGCAACCTGCCAGCCGACTATCCTGGCCTCTCGGACCAGGCGCAGCTCAGCCAGGGCACGCTCACCTACCCCTACTGGACGAGGTGGCTAGAGGTGCCGATCGCCGTGCCTGCAGAGGCCATCCGACAGTGATAGAGCCCGTCCTACGTCGCGAGGACCATGAGGCGTGGGACTACTGGCGGCGCGTGTGCGACGTGCATGCGCGCTCGCCAGGCTTCCAGCGCCGCGTCACGCAAGCCAAGCGCTACGTGCTCGAGGCGCTAGAGCTAGAGCCGCGCGCGTGTGTCATGTGGTCGGCTGGCAAGGACTCCACCTGCCTCGCCCACCTCGTGACGCACGAACTCGGTCTGCAACACGTACCGCTCATCTCGCAGAAAGACGACCTCGACTACCCAGGCGAAGAGGCGTTCGTGCGCGAGCTCGCCGCGCGATGGGGCGCACAGCTCGAGGTGCTGCGGCCCGACGTGTCCGCGCTCGCCTACCTGCGCGAGCACATGCGCGAGGTCGACCAGGACCTACACTCGCGCTCCGCTGGCCTGTCGCGCGTGGTGTTCTACGACCTCGTTGACCGAGCCAGTGCAGCCTACGGGTGCGTGATGATGGGGCTGCGAGCGCAAGAGAACGACGCCCGCATGATGCGCCTCTCTACCGCTGGCGCCGTCGCGCGCCTCAAGTGTGGCAGGGTGCATGCCCACCCTCTAGCGTGGTGGTCGGGCCTCGACGTGCTGGCATACGTGCACTCGCGCGAGGTGCCCATGCTGCCCCTCTACCGCTGCATCGGGTACATACACCGAGACGCGCCGTGGAACATACGCAAGAGCTGGTGGGTGTGCGGGCGTAGCCGTACCCATGCCGCATGGCTGCGGCACTACTACCCAAGCCTGCACCGCCTGTGGCGCGACTTCATGCCAGCCCTCGACACCGTCAGCTAAAAAAGCGGATGCGACGCTTGACGCGCGAGAGGTCTAGCGCTAGTGTCTGGGCATGGATAACATCCTAGCCGCGCACCTTCACGCCGACTGGAGCAACCACTCGGTCGTCGCCTTCCGCAACCTCAGCTCGTCGCGTCGCGCCGCCCTGGCTCGACAGGCTCGAATCTACTGCAACAAGAATCCACATATGGCGAGCGCCTGTACCTTCTGGCGCAACCTCAGTGCGACGCAGGTGCGCGAGCTCGCATACCAGATCGCAAAGGGCAGGGCTGACCGATGAAGATTCAAATCGGCACGCACGCCATCATGGTGGGCGACATCACGACCGATGCAGTGTCGCAGCTCATGGGCGCAGAGCTCGCGGACGTGATCTACAGCGACCCCCCGTGGGGTCCTGGGAATCAACAGTACTGGCACACGATGCGCGAGCGAGGCTCCGTACCCCGCACGTCGTGGGAAAAGTTCCTCGACGCCTTCGCAGGCGTTGCCATGGCGCACACCAAACCAGAGGCGCCGGTGTTCATCGAGATGGGATGCCGGTGGGCTGACCAGCTCGCAGAAACGATGACGGCGCATGGCTTCGAGTGCGTCAAGCGCTGGATGATGACGTACGGGCAACGCTCTAAGCCCCTGCCGGTCACGCTCAACTTGTTTGGTCGGCCTGAGGCCATGGCCCGACTCCAAACGCTCACGCAAGAGATTGACCGCGACTGGCCCGCAGTGCCTCACGGCGAGCCGGTAACAAAGCATGTGCTTTCGTGCTGCGTGCAGAAAAACCACATCGTACTGGACCCATGCACTGGCCTCGGCATGACGGCCAGATGGGCGCACAAGCTCGGTGCGTCGTTTCGCGGCACCGAGATGAACGCGAAGCGCCTCGAAAGGACGGCAACATGGCTGCGCTCGAAGTGCCGATAGAGATGCTGCGACAGGCCAACAGGACCTACGAGGTCCGTGGCTTCGTGCGACGGGCCGACGCGAGAGACCCGCTCGTCTGCGACGGGCGCGTGGTCGGGTTTGTGACGCCGCACGAGCACCGCTGGGGGCATCGTCTCGGACCGATCTTCGTCTTGCCTGAGTACCGCGGGCGCGGGCTCGTGACGGCCTACTACCGGGCGCGGCCTAGCGTGCGTTTCTGCGCCTTCGTCTCGGACTCGAACCCGGCATCGCGCAGGCTCCACGAGCGGACAGGCTTTGTGAACTGGCGCCGCGGCAACGGTGGATGGTTCATGCGCCGAGAGCCAATGCCGTGATTCACCTCGGGTTAGACGACACCGCGAAGGGCGAGATTGTCACGCGCTACCGCGAGGAGCACGAGATCAAGAAGGTCTACGTCCTCTCGCCGGCGCGCTTCGCGCCGTCATGGGCAGCCGAGCACATGACCGATCCGGCGACGCAGGGAGACGGGCGCGGGGGACTCTATGTCGACTGGCCGAACCTAATCGAATACCGCTACTACTACAAGCTATTGCAGGAGATCGACCGCTCCACGCTCGTCGTGGTGAACGAGTGCCTTCGCACCCAGAACCGCCACGACCTCACGTACAACTGCGTCAGGAACTACCTGAACCAGACGCCGCACGTCCTCGTGTTCCAGTACCTCCCAATCATCGACACGATCGAGGACCTCATGGTGCTGTTCGACTTCGCGACGCAGAGCCGCTGGAAGCGAGAGGCGTTTCGCCAGGACTTGCTCGGCGAGGCGAAGATCCACGTCGCGCACGCGTCTCTGTCGATCGAGCCCGTCCGGGTGCCGGTGAACGACAAGACCAGCGCCGCGTACGCGAAGGAGAAAGCCGCCCTCCTAGCCGATATGCGGAGCGACCCCGACAAGGACCCGCACCAGATCCCTCGGAACCTGCTCCTCGTGAGCGGAAAGGCGAAGCTCCCCCACGTCGACCGGGGCCGACGTTACGTGGGCCGCAACAACCGCTTCAAACTCCCGAACCTGGAGACCTACCGGGACGCAGCGGGACACGGCGAGCGGGTGGCGCTGGAGCTACCGCACAACTTCATCGACATGGCCGACCTGCTCACGGTGTCGCGGCAGCACCGGATCGAGGCGCTCGTGGCCGACACGAAGGCCGAGGACTGGTACCTCAGTCGCTTTCAACACTGGATTCAGAGGGTGAACGATGCTGCGGCAACGCTACACGGGTGAGACGGTCCTCGAGGCCGCTCGGCGCCGGGTGTCGTGGGTGTTCGACCGCCTGGAGGCAGGCGACATCGCGGACATCATCGTCTCGATCTCGGGCGGCAAAGATAGCGAGGTGCTCGCCCACCTCGCGCTCGTCGAGGCGCACCGGCGCGGCATCCGCATCGGGATCCACCTGCTTGACGAGGAGGTCATGTACCAGAGCAGCGTCGAGACGGTCGAATACCTGATGCACCTCATCCCCGAGGCCACGAAGAAGATGTGGGCGCAGGTGCCGTTCCGCCTCACGAACGCGACCTCGCTCACGGAGGGGCAGCTCGTGTGCTGGGAGCCGGGGCAGCACAAGATCTGGATGCGGTCAAAGCGCGACGACGCCATCAAGGCGCGCCCGTGGAGGCCCGAGCAGGAGACCGTGCGCGACAAGGCCAAGGGCTTTGGCTTCTACGACGCGATCGACGCCTTCGCGCGGTGCTTCGAGCGGACGGCGTTCCTCGTGGGCCTACGTGCCGCCGGGGAGAGCCCGAACCGCTGGCGCGCTGTCGCCAAGAACCCAATTCAGATCGGTGGGCAGCGCGTGTTCTGGGGCACGCGGAAGGAGGAGAACTGGTCCCTTTACCCAATCTTTGACTGGAACTTTCACGACGTCTGGAAGTACCTCTGGGAGCAAAAGCTCCGGTACTCGAAGATCTACGACTTCCAGCACAAAAAGGGCTACCCGCTCACCGAGATGCGCGTGTCCTCGCTCATCCACGAGCGCTCTTTCAAGTCGATCGCCGACCTGCCTGAGTTTGAGCCAAAGACCTACGCCCGCCTCCAGAAGCGGATCAAGGGGATCGCGCTCGCGCAGGAGACCGCAAAGAGCGCCAAATTGTTTGCTTGCCGCAAGCTCCCGCGGCAGTGGAAGTCGTGGCGGTCCTACCGCGACAACCTGCTCGCGACGCACCCCGATCCGAAGGCGCAGGCCATCTTCCGCGATCGGTTTGCGCGGCATCTGGACAACGAATACGTGGCCAGGCAGCAGTGCCGACAGCTCGTCTGCAACGACTACGAAAACAACCTCGCCGTCAACAACAAGCCCGACCCTCGCGACGAACTCATCGCCTACTACGAGGAGACCCTGTGATGCGTAGCATTGACACGATCGAGCAGTTCCACGAGGCGCGTGCGGCAATGCAGCCCGTCTACATCACGAGCCGGACGCACGGCAGGGTCGAAGTGCCGTGCATGAACACGATGCTCGTGCGCGTCGAGCTTGTCCTCGAGAACCTGTACAACCCGAACAGCGTGTCGCCCGACAAGATGGCTCTGCTCCAGCAGAGCATCCTCGACAATGGGGTGTGCTTCCCCGTGGTGACGATCTGGGACGACGAACAGCAGCGGTTCGTGGTCATCGACGGCGCGCACAGACGCATGATCCATGGCTCGGACTGGCTCGACTGCGACTACATCCCGCTCGTGGTACTGTCGCACGGCATGTCAAAGCGGCTCGCCGCGACGTGGCAGTTCAACAAGGCTCGCGGCGTCCACCAGGTCGACCTCGACGCGGACCTCATCCGAAGGCTCGCGGGGCAGGACCTCACCGACGAGCAGATCGCCGAGAAGCTCGGCATCGACGTTGACACGGTGTTCCGGTACAGACAGGTGGCCGGGATTGCCGAGGTCATCGGCGCCAAGGCCGAGTGGTCCATGGCATGGGAGATGGTGGAGGATTGAAGCTCGTTGGTCACTGCGACGCGTGCCAGCTCGTGGTGACCGAGCTCGACGACGCCACGCCATGCGACGGCATGCAGCTGCCGCTCCCTGGCTTTGGGCGCACGTGCCCGAGGTGTTTGCGATGGCTGCGCGTGGTGTATGTGTCGCCCGTGGCTTCGCCTCATGCATGCGGCAAGCGCTGCAAGACCGCAGCGTGCAACATCTGCCGGTGCGTGTGCATGGGCAGAGCGCATGGGGTCGAGCGGAATGCCTACGCTCGCCACGCTGCACTAGCGCGGATGTTCGCAGGCGTGGTAGATAGCTCAGAGTCGAGCCCTACACTCGACGCGGTTGACAGTGATTCGCGCATCGCATATGCTCTTGCTCGCCACAGCTAGACGTGTCTCCCTCGTTGGGCGTGGTGCTGGCGTCGGTCCCTCGTCAGCTGGGCGCGCCGTGTTTCCCCTCCGCGTGCGCGCCCTCCTACTCTCGGCGCCATGACGACGCCCCTACTCCAAGCCTGGGCAGTGCAGCGCGCGGCGAATAGGCCGTTGTGGCGCCTGCCGCTCGCGGAGTTCGTGCCTCGCGTGTCGCCGCTGCTCGAGGAGCCTCGGCACCTCGGCGCCCTGTGTCGCGCTTTCGACCGCATCCGCAACGGCGAAGAGGTGCGGCTACTCGTGTCGGTGCCTCCGCAGCACGGCAAGACGTTCTGTATCTTGCACGGGCTTGCGCAGCTCATCGCAGCCAAGCCCGACAAGACCAACGCCTTTACCTCGTACGGCGCAGACTACGCGCACAGCCGCTCGCGGCTCTGCCGTGACTACGCTCGCGCCGCAGGGGTCAAGCTCCGCGGCGACTCCTCAGCCATGGCAGAGTGGCGCACCGACGCAGGTGGTGGACTGCTCGCTACCGGCGTAGGCGGCCCGCTAACAGGCCACGGCATCTCGGGCGTGCTGGTCGTCGACGACCCGTACAAGAACCGCGAGGAGGCCGACAGCGCGCTCGTGCGCGGCAAGATTCGCGACTGGTGGACAAGCGCCGCTCTCACGCGCGTGCACCCAGGCGCAAGCATCATCGTATGCCACACGAGGTGGCATCCCGACGACCTCATCGGCGAGCTCGCTCGACAAGAGGGGCAAGCATGGGAGGTCATCAACCTTCCGGCGCTCGACGACGAGGGCAAGAGCCTCTGGTACAAGCGACCGCCTAAGTTTCTCGAGCGCGTGCGCCGTGATGTCGGCGAGCACGACTGGTGGGCGCTCTACATGGGTAGCCCGCGACCTCGAGGCGGGCAGCTGTTCTCGGGCGTGTCCTTCTACGACAAGCTCCCCGAGACATATCGCGTGAGCATCGGCATCGACCTCGCGTACAGCGAGAGCAGCTACGCCGACTACAGCGTCGCGGTAGTCATGGCGCACAACGCACAGCTCGACGCCTGGTACGTGCTCGACGTGCGACGCATGCAGGCCAAGGCAACCGAGTTTGCCGCGACGCTGCGCGAGCTCACCGAGCGCTTCCCAGGTGCCAAGCTGTATGGCTACATCGGCGGCACCGAGAAGGGCACGGTCGACTTTCTGCGCCGCGAGGGCATCCCGTTTCGGCCAGATCCGGCCAAGATGGACAAGCTCTCACGAGCGACCTCGACCGCGGCGGCGTGGTCAAGCCAACGCGTGCACGTGCCGCGTGAGGCGCCGTGGTTGCGAGACTTCGTCGACGAGGTCTGTAGCTTCACAGGCATCAAAGACCGACACGATGACCAGGTCGACGCGTTCGTTGCAGCGTTCGACGCACTACACACCAAGGCCTACCGCGCCACCGGCTTCTCGGATGGCTCGTTTGACTGGGGATGAACCATGCGCCCGAAGATTGTCACCATCACGGCCACGAGCCCAAGCGCCGCAAGCCCGAACGAGCCCAGCACTGGCATCGTCGGCGGTCTTTCCGGCTTCGATGCGCTGACCATCATCGGCAACCTGCAAGGCGGCACCGGTGGCACGCTCGACGTGTACCTGCAAACCTCGTACGACGGCGGCACGACCTGGTATGATTACGCGCACTTCCCGCAGCTGAGCGCGGGCGCTGCCGCATCGCTTCGTGCGTATCAGGTCAACCGCACCACGGCTGTGACCGCTGCCACCACGATCGGCTCTGGCCTCAACGCTGCGCTCCCGGTTGACACCATCCTCGGTGGTGCGTGGGGTGACATGATGCGCCTGCTGTTCGACGGTGGAGCTGGGACGAGCGCCGGCGCTGCGCAGTCCGTCACGATCATCGGCCAGGCCATCACGCGCTGATGCACGGCCTCTACGCCACCAACATCGCGGGCTTTACGCAAGCCGAGCGACTTGCGCAACAATGGCTCTCGCCGCGGTATCGCAAGCTCGACAGGCTCGAGCGCTACGTCGTTGGCGAGCAGTACGAAGGCCTCCCCGACTTCTTCAACCCGAAGCAAGACGTGCCGCTCATGGAGCGCGCGCCGAATATCGTGCACTCCATCGTGGAGGCAGCGATTCGGCAGCACTGCGACTTCGCGCTTGGCGAAGGTCGATTCCCTGGCATCAGCGCCGCCGCAGACGATGACGAGCGGCTACTCGGCGAGGGTATGCCCGACGAGATGGCGCAGCTCTACGAGGCATGGTTGCGGCTGCTCATGCGGCACGCCTGCTTCCCCGAGGCGTGCGTGGATGCGCTAGCCAACGCTGAGGCGTGCGGCACGGCGGTTTCCGTGGTGGCGCTCGTCAACGGCTGCCCTGCGATTCACACGCTGCGAGCCAAGTGGTGTCAGCCAGAGTTCGACGACAGCGGCTCGACCATCAAAGCCCTTGAGGTGCAATACCCGTTCTTCTCGTATGAGAAGAGCGACCAAGGCCAGTGGATGGTCTATGCGAAGCTCTATCGGCGTCGCATCGATGAGACGCGCGACGTGGTCTACAAGCCCATCGACATGATGCAGATGGGCCTCGGCCAGATTGACTGGCAAGAGGACGCGGCCAAGAGCGTGACGCACAACCTCGGGTTCTGCCCCGTGGTTTGGTACAAGCTGCGCTCGAGCTACGAGCACGCGAGCGACCTCGACGGCTATCCGATTCACGGCACGCAGCTCGACGAGCTCGACGCGCTGAACTACTCGCTTTCGCAGCGTGGGCGAGCGGCCATCTACAGCGGCGACCCGCAGGCATACGAGACGGGCGTAGACCCGCAAGCGCCACCGGCTGGTGGCATGGGTCGCGCGGCGATCGTCCCCGCAAAGGATGGTAGCGGCTACGTGTTCGGCTCGACCACGGGTGGAAGGCCAGCGCGCAAAAAAGGCGCGGGCACGGTGTGGAGCTACGAAAACCCAGAGGCCAAGGTCGGCCTGCTGTCGCTCCCAGGTGATGCGCTCAACAGCATCAGCGACCACGTCGCCGACATCTGCGACAAGATCGGCGAAGTGCTTGGCTACACGAAGGCGAGCCCCGAGACCGTCAAGGGCGCCATCAGCGGCAAGGCGCTTGCGTTTCTCTACCATCGCACCACGAGCTTCGTGGACGGCCTGCGGCAAGACTTTTGGCACGGTTGGATGTGCCCGGTCATCAACCTGCTCAACCGCGTCGTGCACACGCAGGAGAAGCGCACGCCAGGCTCGGTCTACGTGCATGGGGTGCGGCGCGTGATGCCCATCCTCGACACGTTTACGGTCGACATCGCAGGCGTGCCCATGTGGATGCCGCCGCGGCTCCGCGCACGTTGGGGCCACTATTTTGGGCTCACCTCACAAGACGAGGCCGAGGTCGTGCGCATGACCGTCGACGCCTACAACGCACAGGTCATTCCGCTGCGCCTCGCGCTCGAGAAGCTGCAGAACATCTATCCGCACGACGACAGCGAGAAGCTGTCCGAGGAGATGGAGCACGAGCTCACCGAGGAGGCCATGCACGAGGCCGCCGTGGTGGCCAAGCAAAACGCCAAGGCGCTCGAGGCGGGTGCGGATGATGAGGCACCCGATAGCGAGCCGCCGAGTGGGCCTCCGTCGAGCGTGCCTGGTGCGCCGCCAAGCGAGCCAGGTGCACCGCCGTCGAGCAAGCCTGGCGAGGATGACGACGAGCCCATCCCGAGCACGCAACGGCCCGAGACGCTGGGCAGCAAGCGCCGTCGTGCGCGATGATCTCCGATCGCGAGGCAGCGCGAATAGCGCAACCGATTCTCGCCGCTGAGGAAGAAACGCTTCAGGGCGCCGAGCAAGAGCTCGCAGCGATCGTCAAACAGTACGAGGTGACTCGGCGCGACACGCCCGAGACCGCAAAGGCCAAGATTGACCGCGCGGCCAAAGTCGCAGCGGTTGCATTGCTTGCGTATCTGCTACTTCGTCGGCGCAGCTCGAGCAGAGCTGGCATCGATGCAGCGCAGCGCAACCTCACCGGCATCGGCCTCGCCAGCGCCGTCGTGGGAGGCATCCTAACTCGCGTGCGCATGGTGCCCACGGCCAGGCCTGAGACGCTGCTACGTCGCGCGGTTGCATCGGTGACTGACCGCTTCCGCCGCGTGGCGCTGACCCGCGTCGAGCCGTCTCGGATGGTCATTACACCATCTCGACCGATGCCATCACCTGGCACACCGTTTCGACCGATTGCGCCGTTCCGACCAGTTCCCCCGCCTGGTGCAGTGGCAAAGCCAGACATGGCAGGCGCACTCCAACGAGCTCGCGAGGCTACCCAAGGCGGCGTCACTCGAATCGTCACGGTGGAGACGTGGGACCAGGCAAACGCGGAGATGCGACGCGCACAAGCTGTGGCCTCGGTGGTCGCGCCAGAGGCCGTGCGCGAGTGGGTCGCAAAGCTCGACATGCGAACGTGTCCCGTGTGCCGAGCCCTTGACGGCAAGCGCATTCCGGCAGATCAAGACTTCGACATTGAGCCGCCTGTGCACCCGTATTGCAGATGCATGGTCATCCTCACGTACGGCGCAGGCACTCGCTAGCGAGGGACGACATGCACTGTGAATACTGCGACCTCGACACCATCGCAGGGGCGGCGATGGTGCAAGAGGGCGGCGCAATCAAGATCCTCGACTGTTGCACCAAGTGTGGCAAAGCGTACAAGACGCAGCGCTCTATCGACACGATGCCTGGTGAGCAGGCACAGGCAAAGCCAGCGGCGCAAGCGCCTAGTCAGCCTGCGAAGGTCGTAGCGCATCCATCGGCTAGCAGCTCAGCCATGGATCTGGCCGAACAGGCGCGCACTCGCTTGGCACAGGTCGAGACCGAGCTACAGCGGTTCGCGCAACTCAAGCGCGAGCGCACAATGTTGCGCCGAATGGTGCGCGCGGCACAGGAGCGGAAGTGATGAAGCGTTGCAAGATCTGCAAACACATCGAAAGCGGCAACGCGGCTGCGTGCCCCAAGTGCGGCGAGGCATCGTGGGAGCCGATGGCAGAGCCAAAGCCTGCGCCTGTCGCGATCGCGCCTGAGCCCGTCGAGGAAGCTCCCGCGCCTGCCCCCGTCCCCGAGCGCCGTCGTCGGCGTCTCTAGTCGTCTCGTTCACTCTCTCACTAGGAGCCACGACACATGGCAACGATCTACGGTGCGATTCGCGGTATCAAAGTCATCCAAGAGCCCGTCTCCGGCGGCTCGCAGGGCGCTGCTCTGGTCTCGTTCACGCTCGGCGCGTACACCGCCGCCAGCGACAACGGCCAGCTCGGAGGCGGCGGCAGCAACAACGGCGTGAGCACGACGAGCACGCTCGCTCAGCTCATCCAGGCGGCTCGCCGCGACGGCAAGACCGTGACCCTCGGCCTGCCCGCGGCCACCAACGTCAACGCCGCGATGATGGTGCAGTCGGGCCTTCAGGGGTCCACCGAGTTCTTCGCTGGCAACTTCGCCATCTCCAGCGGGAACCTCACGTTTAACGTGGCCAACAGCAGCGGCACCGAGGTCAACGCGGCCTCGGGCGTCGAGGATCGGCCCTTCCAGCTCATCGTCGCGATCTCGCTCTCCTGATTCTAGGAGGCTCGGTCGCATCTCCACAATCAACGCCCACGTGAGCGGCAATCACGGCAGGAGATAGCGAATGGAAACGCCCGACACGGAAGAACTCGTCAACCCAGCCGACGTCAAGGTCGTGCCCGATGCGCCCGTCGCAGCCGAGCAGCCAGACCCGTCGTGGCTCAACGCGCGCCTCGAGCGCGCCAAGGCCGCAGCGATGAACGACATCGCGCGCATGCTCGGCGTGGAAAACTTCGACAAGGCCAAGGCCCAGCTCGAGGCGGCACGCAAGCTGGAGGACGAGCGCAAGACCGAACTGCAGCGGCTCACCGAGCGCACCGTCGCTCTCGAGGCCGCAGCCAAGCGTGCAGAGCAGCTCGAGGGCGTGCTTTCGCAACGCGCCGAGGTCGAGCTCTCGACGCTCACCGATGCCCAGCGCGCGGCGGTAACGTCGCTCGCCGGTGACGACAAGGCCGCGCAGCTACGCGCCATCACTGCCCTGCGGCCCACGTGGCAAGCAGCGGCAGCGGCAGCGGCTGCAGCGGCCCCTACGGCGCCCACAGCAGCGCCAACGCCCGCAGCGGCACCGCGAGTCGCCCCTGCGTCCACCAGCGCCGCCACGAGCCAGCCAGCGTCAACGACGGCGGCACAGCTCGTGGACCATCGCGCGGAGTACGATCGACTCCGAGCGCAAAACCCGGTGTTCGCCGCGCACTATCTCGCGGCGTACCGCACCGAGATCTATCCGCAGAAGTAGCCAGATCATGCCCGGCACTGTCGCTCGGGCTGTGGAGGACTGAACCATGCCCGTCATCTCTCGCGCGTCTCTTCCCGAGGAGTTCTTCGACATCACGTCGGCGATGCTCCTCATCCAGCCCGAGCCTCAGTACATGTACGCCCAGATGTGGAAGAGCGCGCTCGGCGCCGCTCTCCCGCAGCCCGCGGGCCTCGGCCTCCCCGGTCGTCAGCTGCTCCAGACCGGCGCGGCTGTGCCTCCGATCGAGTCCATGCGCCTCGTGCTCGACGATGCCGTCAGCTCGCAGACCATCAAGGTCGTGCCCGAGCTCGGCGCCGGCGTCGGCCACACGGTGCGCATCAACCGCCCGTTCTACACCGACTCGACGTACACCCTCACGAGCCGCACCATCGCGGCCGGTGCGACCATCTCGACGACGCCGCTCAACATCTCGATGGAGCAGGTGCCGCTCACCATCCAGCGTTACGCTGGCCCCTACGGCGCCTCAAGCGTGCAGCCCTACGGCGTGGATCGCTTCGATGCGACCCGCGCGATCCACAACGTGTCCGAGCTCGTCGGCCACTACCTCAAGCGCGACTTCGACAAGTCGATCGACTCGTGGCTCGTGGCTCTGCTCGACCAAGCCTCGTCCGCCGTGTACCCCACCGGCATGAGCGCGCCCAACGATGCGCTCGCCGCCAACTCGTTCCCGCTCGACTTCGAGCAGCTCACCCGCGTGGAGCGCACGCTCGAGGACGCGAAGATCCCGACCTTCGGCGATGGCAAGTACATCTGCGTGCTCACGCCGCTCCAGATCCAGCAGCTCATGGTGGATCCATCGGCGCAGCGTCTCGCGGTGTTCGAGCCCCCGGCCAACCCGTTGCTCGCCAAGAGCTACTACAAGTCGATCGGTCGTCTGAGCATCTACAAGAGCCAGACGCTCTCCACGACGCTCAACACCTCGAGCGTGCCGGTGCAGTACGGCCACGCGTTCGGGCCTGGCGTGTTGCTCTCGGCGATCGGCGACCTGCCGCGCGTGATGCCCAACACGAACGACAACTACGGCGAGCAGGTGCTGGTGGTGTGGCTCATGTACGCCGCCTTCGGTCTCGCCGATAACCGCTTCGTGGTCTCGGTCCGCTCGGCCTGAGCCAACAGGAGGAGGACTAGACCATGGACGGCAAACGCATTCCGCTCACGCCCGCCACGTCGGGCAACTTTGACACCGACGTCGCAGGCACCGTCAAGCCTGGCGCAAGCGTCAGCATCTGGGGTCCCGCTGGCGGCGTGGTCAACGGCACGCTCGCTGCGCTCGTCATCGTCGACGCCGAGACCAACACGCTCACCCTGTCGGCCTACTGGCAGGTGAGCGAAGATGGCTCGACCTGGTACGACGTCGCTGGTGCTGCAAACAACCCGGCCAACGTGGTGCTCGCCACCGGTACGGCTGGCGCTGACGCGGCTGTGACCAAGGTGCTTCCTGCGCCGTCGGCGGCGTACTCCTGGTCATTCGCTCGTCTCGTCGTGGTGAACGGCGTGGCAACGGGCGGCGCGACGGACACCTACTCGATCCAGTACAAGTACGTCCGCGGCGCCTGACCGCTGACGACGCGATGACCACCACGAGGCACGCATGGCGCTCCTAGAGTCCGAGATCATCCGGCTGCGCTTCGAGTGCGGGTACAACCTGCTCAACGCAGGCGCTGAGCCGTACGTGTCCGTGGTGGCCATCTTCAACCAGGTCATCGCCACCTACATGCAGGCAGGCGCAACGACGACGAGCTCAACGGCGGTGACAGATGCCACCGTGCCGACGCCCGTTGCGTTGACGCTTGCTAGCGCGACCGGCTTTGCCGCGGGTCAGCGCGTGTGGGTCGACGTCGACACGAGGCAAGAGGCAGCTACGGTGCAGAGCATCGCTGGCAGCGTCATCACGGTGCAGCTGCAACACCCGCACAGCGGCACCTATCCGGTGACGGTGGACGGCGGCGAGGGCATCGTGCGTTCGCTCTTGCGACGGCTTGACCAGGTGCAAGCGGCCATTGCCACTGGCTACCAGTCCGCCGGAATCAAGAAGGTCGACGAGGTCGAGTTCTACGGCAACAGCTACCCGACCGGAGGCTCGCGCATTCGCATGCTCTACGAAGCGCAGATGCGCATTCGCGACGAGCTGTGCAGCGCGCTGAGCGTGCCGAACTACTGGCGTCGCGTAAGCGATAGCGCCGCCACTGTGAGCATCTACTGATGACCACGCTGCGCGATGGTCTCATCCCAGAGATCGACGGCATCCGAGCTATCCCCGAACAGCTCGGCGTGCGAACGAACATCGTGCAACGTGTGGTTCGCACGTGGACAGGACCAGGCGTCAACCTCGGCACGTACACCGACGACGTGCTTGAGTTTCATCCGTTGCCAAAGGCTCGCGAGATGATGTCTGGCAACGAAGTAGACGTGGGGCCCATCACGCCAAACATGCTCGGCGTGGGTTACACGTACGCTGACGTCCGGCCGACGATGAACAGCAATCAGGAGCTGTTCTTCTTGGTCATCGGCAACAACGGCACACGCCGTTACGAGCTTGTGGACATCGACACGAGCCGACCCTTTCGCATGCACCTGATGCTGCGCACGCTCGAGCGCACGAGGCCCTTCTGATGGCCATCGAAAGCACGGTTGGCGGCGTAACCCTACCGCTTGCAGCTGGTACCATCGCAGATGCCAGCAGCGACCTTGCAGTGGACTTGATCGCGGCGTACGCGCGTCACTGGCTCAAGGCCATGCTCGACGCTCGCCTTGCGGTGCAGACGCCCACGAGTGCGGACGCATGCCCAGCGGCAAACGTGTACTCGTGGAATCCTGAGCAAGTGTGGTTGCGCGAAGAGATCGGCAAGCCTGCGCTCTTCGTATGGCAGAGCGGGCCCACGTCCTTCGTGGATCGGACGCTGGTCTATTCGTATCGCACCAGGCCGTTGTCGCTCTATTACATCTTCGCCGAGATGCACATGCCGAGCGCGATGACGATGCGCGCGGGTCTTATGCAAGACGTCGACGCCGTGCTCGCCCGCGCGTTTGACCGCTTCGCGCACCCGACCTTCGGTTTCAACGGCTACCCGGCTGGCGAGAACATCCGCGGCATGCTCACGGGCAAGATTGAGGACTTTTCCGTTGAATACGGCGGCGGAGAGCCGCAGCTTTTGGCAGCGATTCCAGGTGGTGCTGGTGGCCGCGGCATGGACGCAGACGGACGCGTGCAGCGCGTGTTCCTCGGGCTCCTGTGCAAGCTCACGATCTGGGAGCGAATCGGGCTCGACACGTTCTCGCTGCCAGCCGACGAAAACGCATTCGTCGACGCTGGGATCTACACCAACACCGAGGTCGCAGACGCAGGCGACGTGGTGCTTGTGAAAGAGGGCTACCTGCCATGACCACGCAAGATGACAAGCCGAATGTCTACCAGTCGCGCGCTCTGCTTGCTGGTGTCTACGGCGTGCCGTTCTATCGATACGGGCACACGCTCGACAGCGGCGGGCAGCTCTTTCGCTGGGTGCCCAACGACCAGAGCACGGCGGATGGTCGCACGGTCATCGCTGGCACAAGCGGCTACGAAGGGCGCTGGCTGCTCTGTCGCAACGACGACAAGGGCGCAGACATCGCCGACGCGTCGCCCACCATCACCGTGGGGCAAGGCGCGTGGCGACGCGTTGTTGGCCCGCTCTCGGTCAACCGCACCATCACCCTGAGCACCACCAACGCCGCCGCGGGTGACGTACTCGAGCTCACGCGCACCGACACAAACGCCTACACGGTTGCCGTCGTAAACGGTGGCATCGGTGGCGGCACGCTCTACACGATGCCAGTCTCGAGCGCGGCAAACGTGCGCGCGTGTTTCGACGGCACCAACTGGCTGCTCCGCAGCGTCTCAACCTGGTAGGAGGGAGCGCATGCCGCTCTGGGTACATGTCGAGGGGATCAAGGGCTCGCTCGTGGCGCATCCCGATGGGGCTGCGTCGGAGGGGCAGCCGCCGCGGTACATCGGCCTCAAGTTCGTAGCGCGCCCAGCTGACCAGCAAGGCACGCGAGACACGCGCAAGGCCATCGAGGCGTTCGACGTGGTGCGCGAGCTCGTGGAGGTGAAGCGCTCGGAGCACTTGCGCATCCGACGCGCAGCAGCCGACGGGGAGATCCGATTACTCGGCGAGTGCGACGCTCCGACGCGTGCGCTCGCAGAAGCGAAGCTTGCGCCCGTGGCGCAGCCTGGTTCCACACGCAAAAACGACTCACGCAATAGGAGCGATTGACGATGGCACTCACTGGACTCTCCCCCACTCGACGCACGCCCGGCATCGTGCGCGAGTTCGTGTTCGGCGCCGGTATCTCGTCCGGTGTCTCGAGCGACCGGCCCGTGCTCATCTTCGGCAACAAGACGAGCGCAGGCAGCGAGACCACCAACACCATCGGCGCTCCCATCGCGAGCGACGAGGATTGCGTGTTGCGCTTCGGGCGCAAGAGCGAGGCGCGCCTGCTGTATCGGCAGTTCGTCGCCATCAATCCAGATGCGCGCGTGTACATCATCGCTCCACCAGAGAGCGGCAGCGGCACGGCGGCGACGATCGACATCACGTTCACGAACACCTCGACGGCTGCGACGACGGGCGTGGTGACCATCCTGGGACAGGACATCACGTTTCCCATCACGAACGCGCAGACTGCCACGCAGATCGGCGAAGCCTGCCGCGATGCGATCAACGCGTTCGACGACGGCTCGCTCCCACTGACGGCAAGCGCATCGACTGGCGTCGTCACGCTGACCACGGCCAACCTCGGCGTGCGACAGGACTACGTGCTTGCTCGCGTGCGCGCCTACATCGTCGCGCCCACGTCCATCGTGACCACGACCGTGAGCGTTGGAGCTTTGACCAACGGCACCAACGAGGATGACTTTTCGACTGCCATTACGACCGCGGCGCTCGGCGAGTACACCTACCAGATCTCGCCCAAATTCTCGACGTCGGCTCCGACCGCAACCGACAACGGCGTCGGCGAGCACATTGCGATGATTCGCGATCAGGCCTTGCCGATCAACGGCAAGAGCCAGATGGTGGTGTTCGGCCTGGTGGGCACGCAAGCGCAGAGCTCCACCGTCGCAACGGACAGCGACGCAAACAGCGTCTACGCGTTCTTCTTCGCCTCAAAAAACAGCGACTGGACGCCAGGCATGATCGCGGCGCATCTCTGCGGCGTGATGCGCTCGCAGCAGATGGTGGACCCCGCGGCCAACTTGGCCGGCTACAGCAACACGAGCACCACCAAGTTCAACTGCCCGGTGCCGTACAGCAAATCGGACTGGTGGACGCCCACCGAGATCGAACAGCTGCTCAAGGACGGCGTGTGCCCCATCGGCGCTCGCGCCACCGGCCAGGCATACCTCGTGCGTCACATCACCTCGAGGTCGCTGAACGATCAAGGCACCAAAGACTACCGCGCGAGCGAGGGGCACATCACGTCCGTGATGTTCACCATCTGGGACGTCATCGGCACGCGCTATCGCGAGCAGAAGCAGGGCAAGGTGGCCGACGATCCGTTGCCTGGCGCAAAGCCCGTGCCGGGTGTGGATACGCCGCAGACGCTCGGAGCACTCATCCGCAACGTGTTCGTCGATGCTTCGGGCCCAGCGCCGTTCGGGCTGTACGGTTCGCCGCTGCTCGACCCGTCGCCCTCGGTGCTCGCGAGCTCGCTCGACAGCATCCTGGTCACGCGTCGGCCCGGTGGTCTCGCGGCGAGCTTCAACCTGTACGCCGTGCAACACAATCTCTTCTCGGAGTTCACGCTCCGCGAGGCCTCTCCCGCCTACTGATAGGAGCCAAGAACCACCATGCGATTCTACGCACGCTACTACGTGAGCATCGAGGGAAAACTTGACGGAGAGGCCGAGAGCGTCGACGTCAAGTACAACGGCGACCCCATGCCGATCAGCACACTGGTGCAGGATCTCGCCGGCTTCTACATCCCGCCGAAAAACGCCACCGTGAGCATCAAGGGCTTCATCCCCGCGAGCGGCGACCGCGTGGACTACGTCGGCTACTTCCTCGCCAACTCGATCGTGTCGGTCAAGGTCAGCACCGACAGCGGCGAGACCATGATCGCCCAAGGCATGATCAACGGGCCCGCGCTCTCGAGCTCGCCCGCTGACCCGAGCCGCCTCGACGTGAGCATGACGGTACAGGCTTCGCCCTTCTCCTGACGCTAGCGACCTGGTAGGCAGGCCTCATGCGCACGCCACCGAAGGATGTCTCGCCGGCACAGCTGTTCCGCACGCTGTGCTCGGTTGCAAGGCGCCCTCGGTGGCGTGTTTCGCTTGTGAGCCTCGGCTTGCCAGACCTGGTGGTCGAAGGGCTCGCCGGGCACGAGATCGAAGAGATCATCCCGATCGGCGAGCACATGGACGAGCAGCGACAGGACGTGGTGCTCGACGAGCTCGTCGTGCGATGCCTGCGCAACCTCGACGACTCGCCCGCGTTCTCAAGCTTGTCGCAGTTCGGGTGCGCGCCCTATGAGGACGCGCTCGCCATCAGCAACGAGGTCTTTCGCGCGCTGTGCATCGTTGCGCCCATCTACGGGCGCTCGGACCTCAAGGCGTGGCATGGTGTGCTACGAGAGGGCGCGTTGCATCCGAGCAACTACGCGCTGCGGCGAGCCGTGATCGAAAGCGCGACGCACCTGTCGATGACAGCGCACTTTCAGCCGCAGCCGGATCGGTTTTTTGGCATGCCGATGGGATACATCACCGATGGCCAGTGGTTGGCCTTCGACGCAGCATGGAGCACGAAGGGGTAACATGACATTCCAGCAGGGGAACATCTCGCAGCGGTTGAGTCAGATGAACGCGAGGCCAGGCGGCGCAAACGCTTCGCCAGACGTGATGCCTGGCGAATATGAAAGCCAGCTCGCCAAGGCGCTTCGCGAGCGCGCTGGCAACCGGCGCAAGGTCGAGTTCGACGTGTCCGAGCTGCTCGGCACGCCTGGTTCAAAGGTGTGGATCCGAGTGCCCACGAAGGGAGAGCAGGATCTAGCGCTCAAGCGCGCTCACGAGTACGTTGCGCGCATTGCTACTGGCGAGGGTGGCGAGCAGCTGAAGAACGACAACGACCTCGTGCAGGATGCCAAAGCTGCGTCGATTCTGCATGCAGCCGTGCGAGGCAACGATCCCGGCGTTGAGGGCATGCACCCAGCGTTTCCGAGCGTGCGGTGGATCATCGAAAAGCTGACGGCAGATCAGATCGCGAGCCTGCTCTCGTTGGTCAACGAAGTCCGATCGAGCGAGGCCGGTGGTGTGCGCGTGCTCACGCCAGATGAGGTCGATGCGCTCGTGGAGGTCATCTCCCAAAGCGATCTGCAGTCGGCGCAAGTGGCCTTGTCGCGCTTCCAGCGAGAGGCATTGTCGCACCTGGTCGTGGTGCTCGCTACGCGCCTCGTGGCTGCCCGTGCGGCGTCGAGCATCCACGACGAGGCAGCTGCGGCGGCAGCCAGCGCAGCGCCTCAGGACAGCGCGCCAGAGCGCGACAACACGCCATCGGGCGAGTAGGGTAGGACTGTGCGCGTGACCATCGACCTATCGAGCCTGCAGGCGAGCTCGGCGGCAGCTATCAAGGCGTTGTCGCACGGCAACGTCGAGCGTGCGATGTTCAACGCCGTGGCTCCGTTTGCCGAGCAGGAGCGACGCTCGCACGCGTATCAAAACCGCACGGGCTACCTCGAGGCGAGCACCGTGGTCAAGGCGTGGGACATCTCCGATCCCGCTGTCGAGTTCGTTGCTGGGCCGTTTGCGCCTAACCCAAAGGGCAGCATGGCCTACGCGAGCTTTGTGAATAACCGAGGCCTCATGCAGATTGACCAGCTCGCCACACAAGCCACGGGCGCCGTGGTCGTGGCGCTAGAAGGCTTGGTGAAGTGACATGGCCGTCATTCGGTACCAGTTCGTCGCCTCGGGCGCTGATGAGGTGATCAAGGCGTACAAGAAGATCACCACGGCAGCGGAGCAAGCCGCCGTCAAGGCCGAGCAGTCGGCGAAACGCATGGCCAACGCTCAGGTGCAGCACATGGACCGCGCGCAAAAACGCGTGCGAGTGGGCAAGAGCGTCGAAGAGATCAGAGCCGACAACGACTTGCGCGCTCAAGCAAACATGACGCGCGAGTCAATCAAGCAGGTGAAGCGGCGCTCCGACGAAGAGATCCTGCAGGTTCGACGCGCCGAAAAAGAAAAGACGCGCGTCATCCTTTCCGAGCAGCGCGCTCGCGAGGTTACAGCTCGAGAACGTGCCGCAGCGACCTCGCGAGCTATCGCACGCATCACAGGCGAGGCCGGTGGTGGAGCTGGTGGCGGTGGTGCTGACGGTGGCGGCGCTGGTGGCGGTCGCGGAGCTCGGGGTGGAGCCGGTGGCGGCGGTGCGGGTGGTGGTGGCGGTGGCCGTGGTGGCGGAGGTGGCGGCGGCCGTGGCGGCGGCGGCGGTGGCGGTGCTGGTGCTGGCGGAGGTGGCGAAGGTAGCGATGCAGCAAAGCGAAAAGCATTGCTTCAGCGCAAGATCGCAGAGCGTGGCGCTGGGCCCATGACGCCTGCAGAGCACCAAGCCATGATGGACTTGGATCGCGAGCTGCAGTTTGACCGAGAGCAAGAAGCCGCTGCCCGTCGCAAGGCTAAGTCGCAGGCTCGCAAGCAGTTTGCTGGCGAGGTAGGCATGGCGGCACTCGGCATGGCTGGTGCTGGTATCATGGGCACCGTTGGCATCATTGGCGGCATGACCGCGCAGAGCATGGAGGTCGACGAGATGGCGCGCCGCGTGGCAATCAACTCGCGGCTAGCTGGTGGCAAGATGCTCGACGCTCGCACAGTCAGGCAGAACATGTACGAGGCCGCGGGCGAGATGCCAGGCCAGACGGCGGCCGGCTTGGCGCAGGCGACGTTGGCTTTCCAGGGCGCCACTGGGCAGGTGCTCGACGTGAGCACACTCAAGAGCCTTGCGACGGTAGCAAGCGGCGCTGGCGCCAACATTCAAGACGTGGCCGAGGCTGCGGCTGCGCTGTCGAATAACATGGACATCAAGGGCGCGGAGGACATGGCCGACGCGCTTTCGGTGCTGGCCATTCAAGGCGCACAAGGTCAGTTTGAGCTCAAGGACATGGCGTCGCTCATGGGCCGCATCAGCGCAGCCGCTGCAGGCGCCAACGTAGACAAGAGCGTCAAGGGCGTGGCTCAGGTCGGTGCGCTCGCACAGATTGCTCGCAAAGGTGGAGGCACCTCTGAGCAAGCAACGACAGCGATAGAAAACGTGTTCCGCGCCATGACCTCACATGCCGACGTGTTCAAGAAGTCTGGTGTTGATGTATTCGTTGCAGGCACGAAAAACCGTCAGCTTCGGAACACGAACGACGTGCTCGTCGAATCGTTCAAGAAAACAGAGGGCGACAAGACCAAGCTCGGCAAGATGTTCGGCGCGCAAGCCGATCCCATCATCAATATTCTGTCGGCAAAGTTCGACGAAGAAATGATGCGCAGCAAGGACTTGAACAAGGCTGCTGAGGCAGTGCGCAAAGAGCTCGAAGATGCGGCAAGGGTGACAAGCGCTCGCACAACAATCGAAGAGGCTGCAGCGGCAGCTCAGCAAAGCACCTCTGCACGAATAAGCGCGGCGTGGGAAAATGCCACAGGCAAGGTGACCGCGAAGATTCTTCCAGCCCTGTTTGACATGTTCAACAGGCTGGAAAAAAGCGGCGCTATTGACGCAGTCACAGATGCGCTGGAGTTTGCCGCCGACGTTATCTCGGAAAACATGGGAGCCATTGCCGATATTGCGGAAAAGCTTGGTTTTGAGAAGAAAAAACCAAGCCTGCAGAAGCAACTTGAAACAGCCGAGGCAAAGAAGTCGAAGCTGGAAAAGCAATTTGCGGAACTCGACCCAGAAACGCGCATGTCATCCGAGCAAGGCCAACGCATTGCAGCCGAACACATGGCCGCAAAGCAGGAGGTCGACCGCATCAAAGGCGAGATGTTTAAGCCAGTTTCGGAGCAAGGCGGCGTCAAGACCAAAGAGCGGTACATGACGCGGAAAAGCTTCATTGAGGAAATGGTCAAGACAGGCAAAGACGCTGGCGAAGCTGGATTGACGTATGATGTCATCCGACAAGACTCCGCTGCTTATCAAAACTCATTCGCTAGGATGTTTCAATCTTCTGCACAGCAAGACTTGATCAATCGTCTCGGCGAAGAGACGTACTTCTTGCAAAGCTACAAGCCCAAAACAGGCGAGGATTACCTCAAGCAGTTTAGGCAAGGCGACAAGCCGATGGCCGAATCAGTCGGAGGCAAAGGCGCCGAATACTCGCAGGCATTCGAGCAGTTGGTGGCAGCCGCCAACGGCGCAGCTACCGCGCTCAACACCGTAGGCGCAGCTGGCAAGGCCAACGTGACCGGCACGCCTGGAGGCGTTTGACCATGTCCGGCGCATACGACTGGATCGGCAATCTCCAAGAGATTACGTGGGGCGCGCTTACGGCACCGTGCATTGAGACGTCATTCGACGGCGGGCACGACCAGGCCGAGCGCAAGTATCCATACGTCGATGGCGCCGCGCACGACAACACTGGCCGCACGCCGTACAGCATCCGCGCGACGCTGGTGTTCAATAACACCATCGCGTCTGACCTGCTCCCAGCAAGGCTGGAGAAGTGGCTAGACGCGCTCGAGAACGGCAAGATTGACGGCCTATCGCATCCGGTGCTGGGCAACATCTTCGCCCGCGTCATGACCTGGTCGGCCACCGTGGACCCGTCGAAGGACCGCGGAGGCATCACGCTCCAAGTCACATGGGCCGAGAGCTTCTTTGACCCGACCGAGCTGACGGTGCGACTGCCAGGCTCCGAGCTCTCGCCCAAGGTCTACGGCAAGGCACTCGACCAGGCCATGCAGCTCACGGGCTATGAGGTGCCAGAAGGCCTCGGGTTCGAGTCGTTCGAGCTTGCGGTCAACAACCTAGGCACGCTGCCAACGCAGAGCCTTGACTATACGCGCGAGGCCGAGCGCATCGCTGGCTACGCCGACACGGTCTCGGTCAATGTGGCTCTGCGGGATGTTTTGCGCGACGTGCCGGTCGAGTGGCTGTCAGAGTGCCTGACGATGGGTCTGCGCGCACAGGCTGCCACGGGCGCGTCGCAAAACTACCGCAACGTGCAGCAAATCACCTTGCCCAACGACATCTCGCTTGACGCGTTCGCGAAGCTCTACGGCAACACGTTTGAGGATGCGCTTGGCCTCAACTCGGGTCTGGTGACTGGACCCATCATCAAGGCGGGCACGTCGCTCGCGTTCTACGGCTGATGGCCACGCAAACCTACAGCGGGCAGCGCGTTGTCGTCGAGATGCGCGCGTTTGAGGATCAGCAGATCGTTATCGATTC